GATGGCCTCGGCGTCGATGTCAAACCCGGTCACCGTATGACCGGCGTCCGCTAGGATCCTGCACCCGTACCCGACCCCGCACGCGAAGTCGATCACCGAGCTGCCGGCCGGCAACCGTCTCGCCGCCCATTCATACCGGGCGACATGGTCGCGCCGGACATCTTCGATCTTCGTTGCGACTTGGCGTTCGCCTGCGTTCTGTGTCATGCATTCCTCTCTTGCCAGAGTGTTGTCGGTGCCGGTTACGTGATCCGGCGCCGGGCGGGCAAGCGCCCGGCCGTGCCCCGCTATTACGGGTTGTCGGTCGGGCCGAGGCTCGGCGAGTGCAGCACGGCACAGATGCCGTGGATCTTCGCCGTCGAAACGCTCGCTGCCGACACCGTGCCGATGTAGGCCGCGACGTACCGCTTGGTACCGCGGTAGCCGACCCGCTTGGTGACGTTCAGCGACGTGCCAGAGGTCCGGGCCACTGCGCCGATGCCGGCCAGCGCCTCCGTGCCCACCAAGTCGGCGTCGGCCACGCTGGTCAGCGTGCCGCTCGTGGTGCCTTCCTTGATGATGACCGGCAGCGTCGCGGTCGACGCCCCGGTGTTGCCGTACGAGAAGATGAACTCGACGCCGCCGTAGCCTTGTCGGTCGATCACCTTCGCCGTCTTGCTGCCGGCGACAGTCGCCAGCGCACGCGGAGCCATCACCGTCAGCACCCGCATGTTGTTGTGCAGATCGTAAGCCATTTCCTTCCACTCCTTCAGAATGCAGAAGGCCCGCCGAAGCGGGCCGTGTTCAGACTAGATCGCCGATCAGGACGCCGCGAACTTCATCAGCTTGATCGCCTCGAAGTTCGTCACCCCGCCGCCGAACCGGCGCCGGAAATTGAACTTCGTCTGACCCTTGCTGGTGATGTTGTCGCGGATCAACGCTGTCCCGGTGCGACGCACGATCGCGTACCCGCGACCGAAGTTCCCGTAGGCGATCGAGTACGACCCCGAGGTGACAGACGCCATGTTGTCGTCCGACACCACCGGGACCCCGAGCACCCGCCCGCCGAATTCGCCCGTCGGGTCCGGCTGGAACAGGTAATAGGCGCCCGACTGATCCTTGATCGTACGCAGCGACCCGAGCGTCTCGTCGCTCATCACCATCACCGCCCCGTTGCGGTACTGAGGCTTGAGCGCGTGCACCAGGCTGATCACTTTGTCGCCGGGCGCCACCGACGCAAACGCAGCCGCTTTGCCCGAGGCGATGTAGCCGATCTTGCCCCAGGCATAGGACGCATTCGCGACGTTGGTGTACGCGGTGATGCCTCGCGCACGGCCGACCCCGTTGCCGGAGACGAACTCGGACCCCTCGCCCTCGGCGAACGCGATGGCCGCCTCGAGCGCCAGGTCTGCCGCCAGGTCGATGTCGGCGTCTTCCAGCGTCTCGTTGAACACCCACGGCTCGACCTCGGCCGGGTGCACCACGATCTCGACGTTCGCGTAGGTCGGCTCGGTCGTCTCGCCGGACGTTCCGCCCTCGGCCGGACGCGCCATCGCCATGCCGGAGGTTTTCACGCGCTTCTGCCACGAACGCGTGCCGATCGTCACGGTGCGCGCGAGGCGTCCGATGCCGCCCATCCTCTCGGCGATGCGATCGATCTCGGCCTCCATCTCCTTGCCGACGAGATACCCGCCGTCCGGATCGCTGGTCGAGTTCATCGCCTTGCGTTCGATCTCGCGCAGACCCTGCGTGTCACCGCTGCGGATGTACCGATCGACGCCCGCCTTGTGCTCGACGTCGTCGGCCGAGTACTCACCACCGCCCTGCGCCCCGGGCCGGTTCAGCTGCTTCTGGATCTCGTCGATCCGCTTGGCCTTCGCCGTCAGGTCGCTGTTGATGGTGTTGACCTTCTCGACCAGGTCGGCGGGCGCGAAGCCCTTTTCCTCGATTGCCTTCAGCCGAGCGTCGTTAGCCTTCTTGAACTCCTCGAAGGCCGACCCCTGACCCTCGATGAGGGTCTTGATTTCGTTCATGTCACTCATTTCCTGATCCTTTCGGGTCGATGATGGATGTGTTCCGGCGCAATAGCGCCTTCAGTTCGGCCACCGGATCCCCCGGCCCGCCATCGGACTTCACCGGATCCCCCGGCCCAAGTCCCTTTATGCGCGCGATCAGAGCAACGGCTTTCGCCTTCGACATCCCCGTCTCGCACAAGAATTCTTCAACGTCGCGCAGCGTCGACAGTTCCTCGATCGACTTCACCGCCGAGACCCTCGCGCGCGAATTCGCCGGACGCGAGACGATGCTGACTTCGATCAGATCGATGCGCTTGATGGTCCGACGCGGCTCCTCCGGCTTACTGCGCGGAACCGCTTCCTTCGCGATGTAGCCGATCGACAGCCCGTCGATCGCCTTTGGCCCCATCTTCAGCAGCGTGTGCATCTCCCGGCCGCGCGGAGTGTCAGCAAGCCTGCCCTTGACGCGCAGCCCGTGACCGTCCTCGGCCAAGTCGTCCCACACACCGATAGGCGTCAGGTCGTCAGCGGTCACGCCCATCCCGCCGTGCTGGGACAGCATCAGCGGCCACGACTGGCGGCCGGCCGTGGCGTCGGACAGGTATTGCGCAAACGCCCCGGGCGCGATCACGTCGCCGTAGGCGTCCACATTGCCGAACACCGCGCCGAAGCCCTCGAAGGCCATCGCTTCGGCATCCGGCGCGAACTTGACCTCAACGAGGCCGCACCCGAGTCGTTCCATGTCACGCTCCGTCTTCGGCCGCGGCCGGGTCTTCCATGTTCAGCGGCACCCGGTACTTCTCACCGCCGTCGTATGGGTTCATGTCTTCAAGCTCCCGAATCTCGTTCGGGTTGATCGCGCCGATGTTGTACAGACCGGAGTAGAACTCGCCGCGGTCCTTCACGGCGCCGCGCAGCAAGCCCTGCGCGAAGAACTTGAAGTAGTAGCCGTCGCCGCGTTCGTCGTCGCTCAGGAACCGAACCGCTGCGCTGCGCTCGATGCGCCGATACCAGGGCCCCATCGTGTGCGTGACGTGCGCCTGGAACATCTGCTCAGCGCTGGCATATGTCGACGTCTTGTCCGAGTAGCCGACCATGATCGGCATCACGCGAAACGCTCGACAGATCTCCTCGACCGCGAACTTCCGATTCTCGATCTGCTGCGCGTCAACCGCAGTCGATTGCATCGCCGCGAACCTCATGCCATTCGACATCACGGCAATCTTCCCGGCGTTCGACGCGCCGGCCTGGGATTCCTGCCACGACTCACGCAGAGCCGCGCGCTGCTCTTTCGACAGCGACGCATCGGTCGTCAGGATCCCGGACAGTTTTGCACCGTTCGCCATGTTGGCGGAGACGACCTTTTCCGCAGCCAGGGACAGGCCAATTGACTCGCGCGCCAGGTTCACCACGTCCATGCCGACCCAACCTTCCCACGACGGTCCGCGCAGGTGCCAGATGTCGCTGGCCGGCACGGCCACCCGCCTTCCGTCGGCGAGCGTCAACGTGTAGCGAATCAAAAACCCCGAAAGCGTCGACTCGACGGCGCTCGGCGGCCACGCAAACATCTCGACCGGCCGGTCTCCGACCCGATTGATCCAGACGTAGGCGTTCCCGGTCATCGCCAGATGTATGCCCACCTGGTCGACAAACTCGGTCGACGTCTGCCAAGCATTGGTCTGCCACTCGAACAGGTCGTACAGCGGATGGTCGGTCGCCGGCTCGCGGCGGCCGTCGGCGATGCGCATCAGGCGAAACGGAATCTGCGACAAGCCCTCGCTGATCACGCGCGCGCACGCCAGCACCACGGACGCCTGCAGCGACGTCTTCCAGTCGACGCGCACGCCGCTCGAACTGACCGTGCCGCCGGACAGCAGCAAGTGCAGGTCGGCCGACGTGATGGCCTTGCGCTCGCCCCATGTCCTTGGATTCCACCACGCCATTACCAAACCTCGGCCGGCGAATACGCCGGCTGTGGATTCAGGCTCATCAGCGCCACGGCGTCGAACAGCGCCATCAGCGGATCGATCTTCGCGAACCCGGACGCCTGCTTCGTGATCATCACTGCGTTCCCCCTGGGTTCAACCCGCGCATTACCCACGCACCACGCCATCAGCCGCGAATCACCGTGGTGCATCGCTCCCTCGGCCAGCCG